GTCAAACATCTCATACTCAATGCTGTCGGCTCCCCAAATCTCAATCTCTACATCTTGAGTCATACCAAAATTAGTAATACACCGATACACAGAACCAGCTAATGCGTCAGCTTTATCTTTTTCACCTTTGGATGGGTGGTCTACCTTCGTATTGTTGATAAGACGCAATTTCAAAATTTCGCCTTCGACCAGTTGCTCATCCCAATATCCTCTCAATCTACCGTCGTAGATAGTAGTAGAGAGCGTATCGTAAGCTGATTTTTTGACCGTGAAGGCATCGGCATTGATTCCATTGTTCCGTAATGACTGAATCATGTCAGCACTTTGCCAGTAGTCGAAGGTCACTGAGGCGACGTTAAACTTACGGCATAATTCCACAATAGTTGTTCTGACTGCTGAGAACGGCACTTCAGAGTTAACCTCTGCTTTCCAAGATGTAATGTAGTCCATATTAATAACAGGCAATGTTTCTATGCCTGCTCCGGTATTTACCTCTTTCATACCAGACATATGAACCATACACAAAGCTGCCTTGTCTCGCTTAAGACCAAGGTCTACGTGAATAAATCTTGGGAAACCATCTGTTCCATTGAACCACGGTTTCCACGTTCCATCCTCAGATACAGGATTATCGCCATAGAGAAACGCTGCACGCACCCTGTCAGGCTCTCGGAAGTATGCGTCCTCCATCTCGGGCGGTTCGCATTCAAAGCGAGCACGGGCTTCTCTAGGGTTTCTGACGTACTCAGATTCTAGGTCTTCGCGAGTAATGGTGGGATTTACCTCCCACGTTGCTTTCTTGATACCCCAAGTTTTGGGCTCATTGTTAGCAATAGCGCCATAATAACGCTCTTCGATGAAGTCACCCTTGAATCTTGGGAACGAAAGAAGAACCACTTTACCCACATCTGGAAAGCGGGACATGATCGAAGCCTTACTCATCTTGTAGATAGCGGAGGCTGAACCTTTAGCTCTAGCCTCACCTTTGAGCTCAATGTCAGTTTTGAACGCAGCAATCTCGTCCAATACAACTGTCATTACTTCATAACCTTCCCAGCCTTCTGATTCAGAGTGACCAGAGAAACAACGGATAGGTCGGCTAAAGAAGAATACTTCACCCACTCTAGGCTCAAATCCGACATCATTGAAATATGGAGAGCGAAGGAGAAGGTTCTTGAATGGCTCGAAAAAAACTCGCTGAGCCTGCTGTGCATTAACAGCCAGATTCAGGAGGTCAATATAAACACCGTGAGCCTTGTTGTAATAATCTAGAGGATCACGCAGGCAGTGAAGTAAATATGCGATATATGCCAGAGAGATTCGGGAGGTGTGATCTTTGCCACTCCCCTTTCCCAGCATGGCAATAACTTCATTGACCGTATACTTATTATAAATTTCCATACCCTTTTCTTCACCGTGCAATTGCACAAGGGTATGAGGCTTATAAATTTGTGTAATATGCTTTGCAATTTCCGTCTGGACAGGGGACAGCGGAGGCAGTCCAAGATACTTTCTATCCTGAACGAATACCTCCAGAGGTACAGGCTCTTCTTCTAACTCTTCTTTACGAAGGAGCCTGTCGAAGTCTTCATAGTTAAAGTTTAGTCCCCAGAATTCTGTCATACGTCAAAGTCATCGTCTATAAGATCAGCATCTGGCAGATCCTCAGACTCTTCGCCATCAGCTGAATCCATAAGCGAAAAAGCTTCGGCAAGTTTTATTCGTGCCATATCCCGACACCTTTCACAATCGGAAATGACATCTCGTAAAACTTCTGACAGAATCTGATTTACAGATTCTGCCTTCTGCATTCTAGCAATATATTCTGAGTCTGGCTTACTTCCACCCATAAGCTGATGGAGTTGGGCCTTCTTGGTGGTGACCTCTAAAGCTAACTTCAGAGCCTGTGTACGAGCTGTAACCATACCGTTATCGGTGGCTACATTGACAGTCTCCCAAGCCTCTTTAGAGATTTCATCTAACTCATTAAGAAATCGCAGAGTGTTCTGCTGAACACGCTCCAGAAAATATGGGTCGTCCTCTGCTTGATTCTTGATGATACGAAAGTATTCCTGAACATACTGCTTAGCCTTATATGGAGTTATATCCATCAGCTCAGCGATATTGCTGTAGTTATAACCCTTGATAGATAAGCTACCCGCTTCTTCTACCAAGTGCAACTCCTCAGCAAGTCCAAGACCCGCCTTCGCTACTTCTTGACTCATTAATCTATATTACCATTCCGAGGCACTATTCGTCAAATTCTTCTGGCATTTCTGCATCACGAACGACGAGTCCTGCTTCTTTTTTGGATTTTTTGGGAGCTGATTGCTTAGCCCAATCAGTTGCCTTTGGCATTCTTGGAGTTCTGGTTTTTCTCACACGAGAAGCCGCTTCACGCTCTTCTGGCGAGATCCCCCATTTATCAAAAATCGACTCCAGAGTCTGCCGTACTTCGGCGGCCACAATAGCGAACATCAATAAGTAACGCTCATCCGTTAAGTCGGAAGCCATATACTTATGACGTAACTTCTTGGCATTCGTCGCAGAGCCAATGTTAGAAATTTTGGCATCGCACTCGGCCCACAGTCTTGCTAAATTGTCATCCATTTAATTCACCCTTGCAAAATATTCTAGCATACCATTAACGACATCAAACTCATCATCTTCCATATCCTCAATATACTTATAGTGTTGTGAGAGATATGGCCACATCAGAAATCGAATCTTCATTTCTCCCGTATCTTCATCTGTTTTAAACTCAGGATACAGGAAACCGCCCTCTAAGAGCATTACCAGATCTGATGCCATAGTCTGTTCGCAGTCATATCCGAATAACTCCTGCTGGAGGGAATCCAGCAGACGCTGGATTCCCTCCCAAGCAGCATAGTTAGTCTGACGTAACGTATCTAAGGAATAACTTTTCAGTGGAGGAAGATAGACAGGTTTCATGTCCATCTTACTCTACCGCACCACCACATGAATCACATCGAGTAGTGTTGTGAACCATAGCGGAACCAGCAATAGCAAACAGGTGCTCGCGATGAGCATCGGTTACATTAGCGTGAGAGGCAACCCACGTAAGTAAGTTGATAACATCGTACATAGTACGCATCTCACCTGACACAGTTGCCTTAAACTGCTGGTTGTCTACTGATTCAATAATAAGAGTGCGAAGCTTCTTGGGAAGCCCGTTCTCAGCGCAAATCTTGCCGATAAGGCTAATGAAGTTAGTGACCTCAACTTCAGCAAGATGAGCAAACCCATCAAGCATAGGCTGAATCTGGGTAATAGCTTCTCTGACATATTCACGAGATTGCTCAACAAGCTCGCCAGATGACTTACCACTAACTCTAAACTTTTTGCTGCTGATCGGAGTGATAGCTGAATTAAGGCAGGCAATTCTGCACAGGTAGCTATCGAACTTAGGAAATACAGACCATGCATCTGAGTAAAGAACTCTCAGACCAGCCCGAACCGGAGAGTCAACAATGTGGGTGTCATACTGAGGTGAGAACCCAACGTACTCAAGTACGTCACCGTTGATGTTCCAGTTAGCTACTTCCATCTCTTCGGGCAGACATTCCTGAACTGCATCAAAAATCTGCAGGGACGGAACATAAGCGTAAGAAGGGCTCATAAGCGAGCGAAGCTTATTCTCTTCAAATAACCCAGCCCACATCATCTCACCACGAAGGTTGAGCCAGTAATTAAGGGTAGTAGCCTTTAATTCTTCTGGGCACCGATCAGCGTAAGCCTTAGGAACCCCAAGCAGATCGCAAAGCTGCTCTGAAGCGTTTTCAGTAAGCAGATACTTTTCATCATTGTAGATGACTGCTCCGCTTTCATACTTCATTTCACTTAACATGAAACGATTGTGAGTTGTTGCACTATCTCTATCGGAAAGATATTCCTGAACTGTTGTCATTATTCTCCTTGGTAGTGGGGGAAGTACCAAGGACTTTATCAATTCCCGGACCGCAGGTCAAGCCGAATCAGATTTTTTTTTCTGACCACGGGAATCGAGGTACCGCTCCATAAAGTATGTCTTGTAAATGGGGTGCCCGGTCCAGAATTTCCGATCTGTTTCTTTTGCTAATTTCTCCATTCCCTCTTTGGGGAGAAGATAATGCAATACACCCAAAGGCATATAGACAACAAAAGAATGATCTTTATGCTTTAAGTTAAATCTTCTTACAACACTATCAAAATCTTTGACAATCTGCGCTACATTAGGCCCGCTAAAAATATCAATGCCGCCATTCTCTAGGCGATCACGGGGGCAGAAGTCATCTACGGCCACAATGGTTCCGTAAGCACGACATACCAATGGCCGATACTCATAAATAGTACAACCGCCTTCATAGAAGACACAATGCTGATCGTATCCACCCTCTGGCGTCCACGACTCATCGTACATACGAGCAATGAGGGAATCAATAATGCCCTGAAACCACTTTTCTCCAGCTTCGATCCCGTATCTTTCCATCTTGAGATAGAACTCACGCTTAAGATGAAAAGCAATATTGGCACATTCAATCATCGGAATCTGCAGACCAACCTTGCAGCAGTTACCAGAACCTCGACACCCGGTACGCAACTGATCGTGATTAGCCTGCAAATGACGCATCTTATTATAGATAAGGTCTAGCTCAGCAAACTGAGAGAGGTCTTTGATAGTGAAATTAACGTTGCCCACGTTTCCTCATTTGATTCCGCTTGCGCTGTTCTCTTTTCACGGCCTCAATGCGAAGTTGCATGGGTGATTTAGCTACAGGGCGACCGGCAGTAGCCTTTTTCTTAAGGTTTCTACCCTTACCTCTGTACTTAAGTAAATCGTACTTTTCCACCCAGTTATAAAGACCCTGCACAGTTACGCTAATATTGTAGCTATCTTTTAGGACTTTCTGAATGTCCTTAAGATTCATACGCTTCTGTACGTAGTGGTGGTATAACCAATCTTTTTGCTTGTAAGGTTCCATATTATAGTAGTGTATTAGCAGCCCATACGCCTATGGCAATGGCATCTAATACGTCATAATCTCCTTCATCAAGTTCAGGGATTTTCTCCTCTAGGAGGATCTTCACCCTGTTTTTGCGCTCAAAGGAAGCTTTCTTCTTCGCTTCTTTGTCGCCCATCTCTTTACTCCACTGAGCAATCTCAGTTTTCGATACGCTCTTATAGCCGAGCCATCTTTTCCATTCTAGTGGCCCTACGTCCTTCACCTTCACCTTAGAGGCTAAAGCCAAGCCAAGCATATGGCCAACAACATACGATAACAGCCGACTTGTCTGGGGGTTTTGTATATAAATAGTCTGCTCGAT